TAGATCTGACTTTGTAGATTCGATCTCTTCAGTCAGTTCTTCGTGGTACTTTTCTTCAAGACGATCGATTTCTTCAGCAAGCTTAGACTTAATCGCTGCTTCAAAAATCACTGCAGTTTTTTCTTTGAACTCTTCTGACAATGTAGCTTCGTCAGCCATAATTGCATTTAAGTCATCTGAAAAATCTACTTCGTAGTTGATATCAGCAGTTTCAACAACTGCATCGCCTTCTACGTCGATACCTTCTGCAAACATTTTACCATACATGTCAGCAAGCTCTTCTTTCTTCATTTTGTTTGCTTTCATATATATTGCGTTTATCATACCAGCTTTAGTACTTGGCGCTTTTTGCATTGGATCTTGTTTAGTGTTATCGCCTTTGCGCTTTGGTGCTGTACCAGTTGCGTCACCTGCTTTATCAACAGATGCTACAGACTGAGCTTCAGCATTCTTAGGATCGTGACCTTGTGCTTCCATGATTTCATTCTCGTCATCATGAAGTTCAACATCCTGATCGATTTGATTTTCATCAGTCATAATTGACTCCTTTTACAATTTATTTTTTATCAACGAGAGGAAATTCTTGAACTCACGAACCTGTGTCTCATAGAGATCAGCGCGTGGAGCTTTTTTAATTTCAGTCTCCATTTTTTCAATTGCCTTTGCTTCGATAATGCCGTTATTCCAAACCCATTCTACACCTTCCATAACTCCATTAACAAAAGCGCTTGGAGCAGATGGATCTTGCACGATATCTACCGCGTTAAGAATAAAATCGTCTTTGACGATCATTGCGTCATTACCTCTGGCTAAGCTTCCCATACCACGAGTCGAAACACCTAGTTTGACACCGCCGTCGAGTAAACCCTTAACGACTTCACCCATAGGAGTGGCCAAAATAGTTGCCTTGCCCACAACATCGTTTCCCTGCCAATTGAGAGATTCGATCTTGTGAGAAACTTTATCTAGATTAACAGTCGGTCCTTCAGGGTGATTTAACTCACCGACCGCACGACCTGGAACAACCTGTTCGGAATTATATTTACCGACAGCTGACTCCATTACTCCACGCGGATATATCCGACCGTTTCTATTCTTTGCTTCTGCTTGCATGAAGATACCTTCAATGGCATAAGACTTCTTGCCATTCTTTTCTTCTGTCAAGACTTCTAATTCATTGTCTGTATATTCTGCAATCAGTTTCATTTCTTTAATGCCTTTACAAATTCTGTGGCAGCTTTTTCTGCCTCGTTCTTTGATCGATAAGAGTCGAGTCTGTCTCCGTCGACATAAGCAACAAAACCATTTCGTTCCTTATAAACTTGAATCTGAATTCTTCCCTGTTTCTTATTGACAAGCAATTGTCCTTCGGGTTTTCTTCCAGTGAGTTCTCTTATTTGCGCAAAACTTTTCATTTCTTCCTGTATCTAATATTTATAATATTATTATTTTCTACTTATTTTTAAATTGCTGTGAATCCTGTAGGAGGCGCATATTGAATAGTATGACGATCTCTAAAAGTAAATAAATCTGTGCCGGTATTGCTGCTAATACCAAATATTCCAAAAATTAAAGGTTTATTATAAAAGCTCGTATTATTGCCTCTTACATCCCATCCAGTAAAAAGACCTCCATCTGGTGTACCTTGATCTTGCCACTCTCCATTCTTTCCTACCCACCATTTGCCGTAACTATTTGTAATAGTAGTGTCGTATGCCCACATATAAACATCATTCGTTACTTGAGCACCCAAACCAGTATTATGAAAAGTTGGAGATTCACTTGGAGTATAAACATATCCATTATTCATTTGATAGTATTCATTTGCAGCAGTATCTTCAATATATCCTTTCCAAGAAAATAGACCTAATCCTTTAGTTCCAGCTTCAGTGATGAAACCGGTGTATTCTAGTTCAAAGTATCTTTTTCCGGTGGGTAGTGGTTCAGCTGATGCTGCTCCGGCCCAAGCAGTTGCTGACGTATCTGTACTAAAAACTCTAAAAGAATATCCATCAACGTTAGTTACATACGTAGTATTATCCCATCCTGCACCAGCACCCGCTCCATCGCGAGGAGGTGAAGTATTAATAAATTCTCCATTAAGTGATTCAGAAGGCCAGTAATCTAAAGTGTCTAGTGGATCGTCATCGACTTTTAATTGATACCAGCTGCTATCAGAATCATTCCACACGTACATTTCATTTTGATTTTTAAGATATGCCATATCTCCAGAAACTTTAGATGCTGTCGATTGAGTAAGTAAACCGCCAGAACTATCTACGTCATAAGTCTGTACAGTTCTTCCTCCACTAATAGTAAAGGCACCATCTGCTGTAATAGTATCGTTCTGTATGGCTCTGCCTAATCCAGTCGCTAAATCTCGAGATCTTGTTTTTGCCATTACGTTAATTCTCCATCCGTTTTTCTTCCAATCAAATACCATGCTCCTTCATCATCATTCCAAACAGCAACATTTTTATCAGCTAAACTATAGCCTATATCACCCATTGAAAATTCAGAAGAATCTCTTGTAATAAAAGAGTTGGCACTATCAAACGTAGGTGATACAACATTTGCAACTGCCGAATCTGGTATTTCACCATTAAAATTGATCGTAGAATTTTTCACTACATACGAAAATCTACGTGCTATTTTATAGTTGCTTGTTGTCATTGTTACCAGTTTTTTACCTATTTAACATATCTTATAAATACTATACCTGAACCACCAGCACCACCAGCATTTGCGCCACCTTTACCACCACCGCCACCACCGCCAGAATTTTCACCAGCCGCACCGCCAGAGTTACTTCCACCAGCACCAGCATTAATTGCAGAACCGCCTCCATCACCGTTGGTTTGATATCCGGCACCTCCTCCGCCTCCTCCAAGGCCTCCATCAGACCAAATTGAAGTTGAAGTGTGACCATCATTGTGTGCGCCACCGCCTCCACCGCCACCCCAGTAGTAGTTGTTTCCGTCTATATCTACTTGAGTACCTACACCACCTTCACCTTGTGCTTCTCCAGAACCACCAGCAGCACCTGTTCCACCGCCACCACCGTGACCATACGGATGCGCGCCTATTTTTCCTCTACCACCGTCATATCCTTGACCAGAAGTTCCACTACCAAATGAAGCACTTTGTCCAGAACCACCTCCGCTTCCTCCATCGTCACCAATAGGATCGCCAGAAACTGCTCCTCCTCCACCTCCGCCAATAGAAACCTCACTAAAAGATATGCCACTATTTACAATACTTGAATTATCGCCATTTGTGCCTTTTCCTGTGGAATTATTAGCACCCAGACCAGCAGTACCGCCTGCACCGACAGTAACTGTATATGTTCCTGCAGCCATACTTATTTCAGATTCAGCACTAGCACCACCGCCAGAGTTATTTCCACTAACACTTGCTCTTAAACCACCGGCACCGCCGCCGCCACCAGACCAGCCTCCGCCGCCTCCGCCACCTGCTTGTATTAGAAATTGAACATTTGAAATTGATTCATTTATAGTAATTGTTCCAGAAGAAGTAAACTTATGTACTCTGTATGTGGTTCCACTTACATCTAAATCTGCTTCAGTGCCGCCTTCAGCTTTAGGACCAGTAGCATATCCTTTCATCTCTGATGCCTTTGCATATAAAAGATGATCTGTTATACCATAGTAACCTTCTGCTTCAGTTGTGGAAGGTTGATTTAGTATACCTTTTTTTCCACCATTAAACGGCATTTAGCTAATATCCTCATAAGAACAGATTGCGTCCAAATAACCACTATCAGACGATCCAGAGGTTAAACGAATCGAATCACCTTCTTCTAAGTATAATGTCATTGTTTTATCGACTGGAGTAAAAGCAGATTTTTGTGCTATAGTAACATTTGTAATTAAGTCATACGCAATCGAATTTCTATAAAAATCAGTTGTTAAAGTTCTATCTGCTGAATCTGTATTTGAAACTACAATCGCGTTTACTTTTAAAACTTTTCCACTCGAAGCGCTATTTGATAATATCGTAGTCGCAGTTGAGCCAATACCATTAATTACTGATGTTTTTCCATTGATAGTAGTTGCGCTTAGTAAATTAGGTGCAGCCATATTACTCTTCCTCTATTTCTTCTTCCTCTTCAGAGCCATCCTCTGTTTCGTCGTCAGCTCCTGCATCTTCCTCGTCAGTATCTTGATCTTCGGAAGACTCTCCAGATATTTCCTCGTCGTCTCCGTCCAAGTCAAGGTCGAGTTGTCCATCGTCTTCTTCATCTTCGACTCCGTTGTACATTTGATCAGCTATTCGAATCTTTTCTTGATCAAGAAGATCAGACATTTTAATTGTCATAATATCATTAAATGTATTATTTGCTTTATTGAAATCCTGATCTATAGCATTTTGTATCAGATTTTGTATTGGATTCGTTTCTGCTACTTCACTCATAATTTATTCTCCTTGCTGAGCAACTGGTTTTAATTCAAATCTTTGAGCAGCCGGCTGCTCTTCTTGTTCTTCTGGTTCATCGCCTTCGCCACTAATTTGTTTTTTCATAGTTTCTACATCTTCATCAGAGAGCATCAGAACATTTTTCTGAATCCATTCTTTTGAGAAATATTCACCAACATAATTGCTAATTTGATCAAGTGTTTGAATTCTTTCTCTCAATAGCTCACTGTCTCTTAGTTCAGTAAAATGATTGTCACGAACGTAGTCTACGACAATGTCATTCTTCATCGTATCCCAATCTTCTTGAGTAATAATACCTTTGAGGACGAGTTGTTTGCGAAGAATATCGTAGAAGAGATGAGCGAATCTGCGCCTAAGTCTGTCTATAAATTTCTGGAATTTTAATTCGTCACGTGATACTTCAGTCGATCGACCAAGGCTAAACTGCGCTTCTTGTTCGAGACGATTGATTGGAACATTTAATGAACGATACATTCTTTTTTGAAAATATACAATATCGTCTATCTCACCTAGATTCTGACCACCCGGCAATGATGTTATTTCTGTGCCTCTACCACCTTCACGTCTTGGCAACCAAAAGTCTTCGATCATTGACTGATGCTTACGATCATCTCGTATTTGGCCAGTAGCTGCATCATAGACAAGTTTGTTTCTATACCTTGCCATAATGTCTTTCATATATTGCTCAGCTTTACCGCGTGGTAAGTTACCGACATCAATGTAGAATATACGTCTTTCAGGAGCACGTGCCATACGATATATGACAAGCGAATCTTCCATCATTCTTAATTGATTAATTGGCTTAAGAGCTTTATGTAAATATGAAACTACTTTTTTACGAGATTCATCGAGTAAACCTGATGTACAGTATGAAATTGAATCTAAGCTAAGTTTAACACCTCCTTGATGAGATGAGCCTGGCTTTTCCTGGTAGATATAATACTCGTCTATTTTTTCTATGAGCTGTACACCTGTTTCAGGATCTTTTTTCTTTTTAACTTGCTTGACTTTTCTCATTTTTGAAGAATCAATCGGTCGTATTTCTTGAATACCCGCTTTAAGATTTGATTCATTAACTACAAGATGATGATAAAGTCTTCCGTCGACATACCATCGACGAAAGATATCATGACCGAGTTCATGAAAATTCAACATTCCTACTATATTATCGAACTCTTCTTTTATAGTTTTCTTAATTTTATCGGGCTGTTCTAAACTATCTAGATTAATATCTATCGGTTGCTCTAATTCACTGCCGGCAATTGTTTCGTTGACTATATCTTCTACTGCTGCATCAACTTCTGGATGCATTGATACACCACGATATTTCATAATCATGCTGTAGTTATCTTTTGAGTCATCACCGTCTAAATTGATATATTGTCCGTAATGAGTACCAGATGCTGTTACGTAACCAGCACCATCGTCATCACGCGCAGGTACGATTGACGGCTTCTTCTTCGGATCTTCCGAAGGAGCTCGTTTAATTTCAAAACCAAATAATTTAATACTTCTATCGTTTTCTGCCATTTAAAAATCCTTTATAAAAGAGAAGGCCAGACTAAACCAGCCTTCTCTACTATTTATCTAAGTTGTTGTGACTGGATTTATGCTATCGAAATACTGATAATTGAAAGTTACTGTAAATCTTTCAATCTCATCATTTGCTGTATAAGATACATCAATCGGAGATAACTCAGTCGGGTATGAACCCCTAAAAATATACTCTTTAACTGATACTCCTGATCGATCCAGTTGTTCTACTTTTAAATCTGCTTCATACGCAATTGGTGAAGTCAGTCCTGTATTCGCTGAATGAGCGTTAATACCATTCATCCATCTTTCCATTGCATTGCGAACATTAAAGTCAGTGTCATTAATAATAGACACAGTCCATTCTGCGAATGTTCTGTCTCCTGCTATCTTTAACTGTCTTCCGCGGAAAGGAACGAGAATTGTCCCCATTGTAGAACCAGGTAGCTGAGCTGTTTCACAAAGGAAAGAAGTCAGTTCTGGATCTCCACCTGCGTATGCAGGAAAGTTAATGGTTGCTTTAAAGAGATTGGGGCGAGCGCCTCCGCCTCTTAACTTTGATTTAAAATCATCTACACCTAATACTGCCATTTTCTATCTCCTTACACTGTGCCTACGACTTCTTCAAAGTCGACGCCAGTCCTAACAGCCACAAAATTCAATGTGACATAGTTGATAGAACGAGCCGGTTTGATGAAGATACTTGCGATAAATTCGTTACGATCAATCACCGCTCCAGTGTTATTTGTTTCGTCACAAACAACTCTAAAATCAGTAATACCACGACGACCTTTTACTTCTCTCAATACTGGCTCAACAATATTGACAAATTCTGCTCTTGTAAATTCATCATTGAATTCAAAGAGTACAGATTCTGCTGCTCTACTAATTGCTCTTTCAAGAACAAGGAAGAGACGGCGTACGTTAATACGATCGAATGCAGATGGTCTGCCTAAATTTGTCTTATCGCCAAAGAGTATTAATCCAGCACCAGGTATATTAGCGATTGGATTAACGCCTGCTTTATACAATGTGTCTCTTTGTGCTTTTGTTGGTGAGTAAGGTATTGATGTTACACCAAGATATTGACCTCTTCTTGCTCCA